AGCAGGCGATAGCATTTTAGGCAAACTTGCAGGGGCGTTTGTTGGACATAAAGTACAAAAGTCATTAAACAAATCAGAAAAAAATATTAAAAAAATTGCTAAGGCACTAAATCGTAGCGGCATGGGTGTTGAAATAGATGAAGCAGCAAAGCCAGACTTTTTGGATTTAGACGGTGATGGCAACAAGAAAGAGCCTATGAAGAAGGCTGCAAAAGACAAAGGTTCTAAGCCTAAGAAAGGAAAAGTTCCTCCACAATTCCAAAAGAAAAAGTAATTTTTCGATTATCACATAGGGCCTGCGGGCCCTATTTTTTTGGATAAGTAATTGTATGGCGAATAAAAGTTTAGATGGTGTATTAACTAAAAAGGCTAACACCAAAGAACAATATACAGAAGAGCAAATACAGGATTTAATGCAGTGCATGGATCCTAACGAAGGCTATCTCTATTTTGCAAGAAAATTTGCGTATATTCAGCATCCTGTAAAAGGTAAATTATTATTTGATCCATACGAATATCAATTGCGCCTAATGCACAGTTACCATACATATCGCTTTAACATTAACATGATGCCACGGCAAACAGGTAAAACTACGTGTGCTGCTATCTATCTTGCATGGTATGCAATGTTTAATCCGGATCAAACTATTCTTATTGCCGCACACAAATACACAGGTGCGCAAGAAATTATGTCACGCATACGTTATGTTTACGAAACATGTGAAGATCATATACGAGCAGGTGTTACGTCATATAACAAAGGTAGCATAGAGTTTGAAAATGGCTCACGTATTGTAAGCCAAACAACAACAGGAAACACAGGACGTGGTATGTCAATTTCATTACTATACTGTGACGAGTTTGCGTTTGTGCAGCCTAACATTGCAGAAGAATTTTGGACATCAATATCACCTACACTGGCAACAGGTGGTCGTGCTATTATTACTAGCACACCCAACTCAGACGAAGATACTTTTGCTACTATTTGGAAACAAGCAGAACAGAAGTTCGACGAACATGGTAATGAAAGTGAAACGGGTATAAATGGCTTTCACAGTTTTAGAGCGGAATGGCAAGAACATCCAGACCGCGATGATGCTTGGCGAGATGCAGAAATTGGACGTATTGGAGAAGAAAAATTTCGTCGAGAATATGGCTGTGAATTCTTAGTGTTTGACGAAACACTAATTAACTCATTAAAGTTAGCGCAAATGGAGGGAATTAGTCCTATAATTAACATGGGGCAAACACGATGGTATAAGAAACCAACAAGTCAATATACATACTGTGTAGCACTTGATCCAAGTATGGGTACAGGAGGCGACAATGCTGCTATACAGGTTTTTGAATTACCGTCATATGAACAAGTTGCAGAATGGTATCATAACACTACAGCAATACCAGGGCAGATTAGAATATTAGCGGACATATGTAACTATCTACTAGAAGAAACTAAAAATGCCCAAGGTATATATTGGAGTGTAGAGAACAACGGCATAGGCGAAGCCGCGTTACTTGTAATAAACGATTTCGGAGAAGAAAATATCCCTGGATTGTTTGTTAGCGAGCCTATACGCAAAGGGCATGTTAGAAAATTTCGCAAAGGTTTTAACACAACCCATAGTACAAAAATTACTGCATGTAGTCGATTAAAAACTATGATTGAAAATGATAAAATGAATGTAAAATCAAAACCGTTTATATCTGAGTTAAAAAACTATATTGCTACAGGATCAAGTTATAAAGCAAAACTAGGACAAACAGATGATTTAATTAGTGCTACATTACTTGCTTTAAGAATGATGGCCGTGTTAAAAGATTGGGATCCTAGGGTATATGATACATTTGTGCAAGCAGAACACGAAGAAGATTACGATCCTCCAATGCCTATCTTCATTAGCAGTTATTGATAAATACATGTATGAAAAACTTATCAGTTGTCAGCGAAGAATTATTTAATAAAATCAGAGGTCGATTTCCCGGAGTTACTATCGGTAATGAAGCCGGAGAAGTTACTAATGATCCTACTGAAGCAAGATTCTTCGATTTTAATTTTAAAGCAAGAAATTTAGATTTAGGAAAAGTATCAGTAAGTATTTCCGAAGACGAAGGACTTACTGTGATATATTCACAAGACTTTATTACTAACGAGGACGAAATCACACAAAATAAATGGTATGATTTTTTAAAAGAACTTAGATTTTTTGCTAAAAAGAGATTACTAAACTTTGACACAAGAGATATTACAAAAAATAACTTAAATAAAAGAGACTATAAGTTCTTATCACAAAATCGCTCCGGAGAGGAAACAATGACAGAATCTAGATTATATGGTACTAGCCAAACCAGTTATCAAGACATAGATGGCGCAAGACTTGTTATCAAGCATACAAAGCCTGTAAATGTAGAAATGGCTGCAGGACGCACTCAGCACGTAGGTAAAATTTACATAGAAAGTGCTGAAGGAGAAAGATTTAAGTATCCTTACAAGCATCTCAACGGAGCAAGAGCAATGGCTCGTCACGTCGCAGAAGGCGGCAATGCATATGACGACTTTGGTAAGCACATTGTTGGACTTTCAGAAGAAATGGCTAAACTTCGCAAGTTCAAAAATTATATGGGTCGTTCAGCAGTGATGGCTGAAAGTCTTGCTGGTTACATGGATATTGTCAAAGAGCGTATTAGCACAGTAAAGAAAACAATAGAGTCATTACAAAAACTAACATATTACAAAGAAGCAATAGAAGGCTTTGAAGTTGCTGTAATGGAAGATGTTCCTAGTGAAGTTGCTGAAAACTGGATCGACGAACTAACTATTCGTCAGTTCAATGAAGAACTACAAGATGTATTTCCGTATATCTATAAACTAGTAGGAGAAGCAACTCGTGCTAAAGAGTTAGGCCCAGAAGATTTAGACGAAGCACTACAAGAACAACGCCTAGACGAATTTTGGACTAAAATAATACCGTGGTTAGCAGGTGCAGGAAGAGCAGCAGCCGGGGGCGCAGCCAAAAATCCTAAAATAGTACAAGGCTTAAAGAAAGCAGCAGACGCTGCAAAGGCCGGCGGTATTGGACAATCTGCAAAGACCGCTGCACAAGCAACTGCTAAAGCAGCAGGCACCACAGGCTCTAAAGTTGCGGATATAGCAAAAGGTGCAGCAAAAGCAGCAGGCAAAAATCCTTTAGGCACAGCAGCACAATTAGGTGTAGGCGGATATCTTGCTAAACAAGGATTAGATGCGGCAGACGATGTTAGTAAAGCAGCAGACGACTGGAGTAAAGCAGCAGGTCAAGCCAGCGATACAATGAGCGGCATAGAAGACAAAATTGATAATTTTATAGGTGCAGGAAAACAAAAACTAGGTGATGTTTCTAATGATGTTGCCGAAGTAAAAGATAAACTTATGAAGGTGGCTGCTGAAACAGGAGCAAAAATTAAAGATGCATCAGTATTAGGTAATCTTGCAGAACTTGCAGTAAAATACGCCATACCATTTGGTTTACTAGTAATGGTTATATTTGGCGGATTCAAAATTCTAAAATGGATATTTGAAGACAATGCTTCGCCTGAAGCATTAAATGCACTTTTCGAAGCAGAAAGATTAGAAGAAGCAGAGAAACAAAAAGGTGTTGACGGCAAAGCATGCTGGAAAGGTTACAAGCGTATGGGCACCAAAAAGAAAGGTGGCAAGACTGTAGACAACTGTGTGAAAATGGAAGATCAGTTTGAAGAAGCACTAGACAGTATTATGGGACAGTTTAGCGAAGCAGCAAATGACTGTGACGAGACTTGTCCAAAGAGTTGTCTAGATTGCGGCGGCACAGGCGATCCAGCAAAATACAAAGCAAGTAAAGCAAACGAAAATCTTGAAGATATAAACGAAGGAATCGGCAGTATATTGCTCGGCGGCTTAGGTATTCTAGTACTATTAGGACAAGGTCTTAAAATGGCATCTATAACCGATATGAAGCAAGCCAAAGATGCAGCCTTACAAAATCCCGAAATAATTGCTAAGTTAAAAGATGATCCAAAGACAAGAAAACTAGCATTACAACTTGCTAAAGATAAAAACAAAGGTAAAGAATACTCACAGAGCACTGCTGCAAAAATTGCAAACAGTGTTAAAGGTTACCTTCAGAAAAAAATGATCGGTGCAGGACTAGGACCTAAAGAAAGTGTAGACGGTGGTCCAACTCCGAGCCAAATGAGTGACGAAGACCTAGCAGATTATATCGGTGCTTCAGTAGAAGAAGTTAAAGCAGATAGAGATCATGCTGAAGAAGTTGCTAATGATATCAGCAGAGATCATGCAGAGTACGAAGGCAAAGCCAAAGATCTAGACAAAGACGGTGATATTGATTCAGACGATTATATGAAAGCAAAAGACATTGCTATTAAGAAAGCAATGGGCAAAGATAAAAAGGAAAAAACTCCATTAGGCGAGTTTATTCTTAGTTACTTTGATCGCGAAACTGGCCAATTTCCAAAAGGCGAAACTGCTGTACTTACCATGGTAGAAAAAGATTACGGTGAGCAATTCATACAACCTGCAAAACAGTTTATTGAACAAGTTTATCAAGTAAGCGAAGAGTACTATGAACCAGTAGTAGATAACTCAGAATTTGAAAGAATGCGAGAACTAGCCGGTATTAGATAATGAAAGAAAAAGTTTGGATCTTTGGAGATAGTTATGCTCAACTATTTCCGGATCCGGCAACTTGGCCTGCAATAATTCACAAAACTTATGATACAGAAAACTACGCCCAGTCAGGTTCTGGTCCTGAGTATCAAGAAAAAATACTGCTAGAAAAAATAGTAAGTATTCCTAGAACACAATTGCTCGACACAAATTTAATATTTTTAATTTCAGGTTATTCAAGATACAACTTTAGGTTTTTAAAACCTGGCGACCAAGTATTACCAAAAGAAATTTTATTTGGTGATGATAAAAAACAACAGAAAAAGTTTGCATCTAGTCACCCCCAATTTTATAAATTTTTACACAATTTTTTTAGAGAATATGTTTTTTATAATAAGAAAGAAATGTATGATGTAGTAAAAACTTGTCTTTTTCTAAAAGAGTTGTCATCGCATTTTAAAAAAGTTTTAGTTATTCCAATTTTTGATGATCCTTACATGAATCCTATGGCTGTACAATTAAGATTCAAAATTAATGACACCGAAAACTTTCAATTAGCAAAAAATGGTATATTGTTTACTTCAGAAAATCACAGGCATTTTTCATTGAACAATCATATGACACACGAACAACATAGTGTGTTTGCTGACCAAATTATTAATTGGGTTGAGCAAAAAGAAGATTTTAATTGTAAAAACGTTAGAGAAGCCGGACTAAATTCGGAAGATTCATATTTTTAACAAAAAACGCTTGACATGATAAATAACTGAGTGTAGTATTATATTGTGCTACACAAATTAAAGGCACAAAGACATAGGCATATTATAGGAGGCAAAACTATGGCATCTTTAGCAGAAATCAGAGCAAAACTGAAAGAACAAGAAAACCGCACAAGCGGAAACAATTCATCCGGTCCCGGAGACAACGCAATTTTCCCATTTTGGAATATGAAAGAAGGTGAGCAATCAACCATTCGATTCCTTCCTGATGGGGATGAAAACAACACTTTCTTCTGGCAAGAACGTTTGATGATCAAACTTCCATTTGCTGGTGTGAAAGGTGAAACTGACTCGCGTCCAGTTCAAGTACAAGTACCATGTATGGAAATGTATGGCGAAACTTGCCCGATCTTAAGCGAAGTACGCGGTTGGTTTAAAGATCCTTCACTAGAAGACATGGGTCGCAAATATTGGAAGAAGCGTTCGTACATTTTCCAAGGCTTTGTAACTGACAATCCTTTAGCAGAAGATAAAACTCCGGAAAATCCAATTCGTAGATTTATTATTGGACCGCAGATTTTTCAAATCATTAAAGCGGCACTAATGGATCCAGACATGGAAGAGTTGCCAACAGATTACACAGCAGGTGTAGACTTCCGTCTTACTAAAACTTCAAAAGGCGGCTACGCAGACTATTCAACATCTAACTGGGCACGTAGAGAGCGTCCATTAGGTGATGCAGAAATGAATGCAGTTAACACAAATGGTTTGTTTAATCTAAGTGACTTCCTACCTAAAAAGCCAACAGACGTTGAAATTCAAGTCATTAAAGAAATGTTTGAAGCATCAGTAGATGGTGAAGCATACGATGCAGAAAAGTGGAGTCAATACTTCCGTCCTGCAGGTATGGCACAGCGTACAGGTGATCCTAACACCCCGGCAGCAACTACTCCTGCTCCAAAGGCAGAGGCAGCACCTGCTCCAGTAGCAGAGGCAGCACCAGAAGCAACTCCAGCACCAGCGGCTGAAGCGGCTCCTGCAGAAAGTGGCGGCGCAGAAGATATTCTTGCAATGATTAGATCACGTCAAGCACAGTAATTAACAATACCCCCCAAGCCTAGGACATAGTCTGCTCAAATCGGGGGGTTACTTTACGCTTTTTAGTATAGGAGAATAACATGGCAACAAAAGCATTCGATCCGTCAAAGTTTCGTAATTCTTTGACAAAATCAATTCAAGGCATGAGCGCCGGCTTTAATGATCCTACTGATTGGATCAGCACAGGCAATTATGCACTCAATTACCTTATCTCAGGTGATTTTCATAAAGGTGTACCAATGGGCAAGGTAACAGTATTTGCAGGCGAAAGTGGTGCAGGCAAATCATATATCTGTTCAGGTAACATTGTAAAGGCAGCACAAGAACAGGGTATTTTTGTAGTTCTTATTGACTCAGAAAACGCACTCGACGAAGCATGGCTGCAAGCACTTGAAGTAGATACAGCAGAAGATAAACTACTAAAACTTAATATGTCAATGATTGATGACGTTGCTAAGACTATTAGTACGTTTATGGCAGACTACAAAGCAATGAACGAAGAAGACCGTCCTAAGGTATTGTTTGTTGTTGACTCACTAGGTATGTTGCTAACACCTACAGACGTGGATCAGTTTAACAAGGGTGATATGAAAGGTGATATGGGTCGTAAGCCTAAGGCATTGACTGCACTTGTTCGT